TATCGGTAGCGGCCAATCAAAGTCAAGCCTGTAGTGTCGATGGCGACCTGCGTGATTCGTTGGTTTTCTGCGATGACGTCCAGCACTTGAGCCAAATATACACCTGCGGCACTGTTCTCCTCGTGTCGAAGTATGAACAGGTAGTGCGTGAACGGCGTAGAGAAGTATTGACGAGCCTCGTCGAGTGTGAGGTACGCGTTCTGGTTTGGAGTGTCTGTAAGTAATCTGATCATGCGCCGGATTTAAAAAAGGAAGGCGCAGCTTCTACGCCACGCCGTCCCCAAATTAACAAAACATACAATGAATCTCTACACAGGGTACGCAGGATCTACCACGATGTCCGGCGAGAAGTTACTGAACGGAGTGTCACCAGGTGTATACTGCTCAAGGAAGAGCGGCTGAGTTGGCTCCTCTGCGGTGAGAGTGAGCGTGTAGCCGTTAAGGTCTCCCTTCGCCTTTCCTGACTGGTAGGTACCAGCAGTCAAGAATGCACCATCAGTGGTTCCACACATCATGATTTGATCATCGTACAAACGAACAAACACAGCGACTTTAGCCTTCGAGAGTTCCTCGAGTTCTTTGCGCTTATCATTGTCCAGCTTTCCGAGGGTCAACTCGATAGCTTGTACGAAGTAGAGCGTCCCATTTTCAAGAGACGCTGTTGGTGTAATGGTTACAGCGCCGGTGTTACGGTTCGGCTGGTAGCGGAACACGGTCACAGGTGAAGCTACGGTGAAGCCGGTAATAATACCGTCCCCATCCTGAGTCACCCCGGCAGAGAAGAGGTTCCATTTGGCGATGAAGATTTCCTTCACGCCACCGACCCCTTCGTTACAGTCGAGCAAAAAGCCCGTAGAAAGTACACAAGCCATTGATTATCAAAGAGTTAAGTTTATAATTAGGAGGAGAACCGAAGTCCTCCTCCGTGATAATTAGAACCAGGTTGAGTAGGCAACGATGTCCGAGCCAACGCCGTACTGAGTAGCTCCGAAGAACTTCGCAGAGAAGCGAACGTTGTCCTCAGCCCATGCACCCATGTCTACCACTTGGATGTTATTCCACTCGGAAGTCACGTTTGTACCGAACCACAAGTTCGAGGGCTGTGCCATAATCATAGTTGCCGCTGGCATGCCTGGACAAACTACAATGTTGTACAATCCCATGAAGCTCTTCTGAACTTCTGGACCTGCGTATGTGTACCAACCGTTACCGGATGCAGCGTTTGCATACATGTATGCTTCCCAAACGTCCTGACCCATATAAATGAGAGGCTTCTCAGTTGCCTTTTTCAAACCAAGAGGAGCAGCAGCGATGAGCGCCTGAATTTTAGCAAACACGTTGCTTGCGTCGATCGCTACCGGAGAAGCTACGAAGTTGATGTCGTTATCAGCATCAGCTCCGATCAACTGAAGGAATCCGTCGTACTCACCAGCAGTTGCACCGTTACCGGTCCAGATCAAGTTCTCGTTGTTCTGAGCAATACCTGCGAGCATTTCGCTGATGATGCCGTCAGTCAAAGCAGAACCCAATGTTCCGTTTTGTGCGTCTTTAGCTTCCCATGAATCCAAGAAAGTGTTTTTACAAACCTCTTCCTGGAACTGTAACTTCTTAAGCTCGATGATGCGCTCAGTCAAGTTAATGGTACCAGTTGGAGTGAACGCACAAGTTGCGTTAGCAAACGTAACGTTTGACGCGATGCGCTTCACTACTGCTTTGTATTCGATGTTCTCCTTTACGGTCACATGTTGCAGTGTCTCGTTGGCGTAGAACGCAGCCTTGATGTACTCTCCAGCGAATTTTCCGGAGTACGTAGTTGTGTTGTTTACGGTTGTTGCCATTTTTTTTACTTGTTTTGAAGGTTGTATTCGATACGCTCACGCACTGTCATGCTGTGGAACGGCTTAGTTGGGACGGCAGGTTGTGGTTGCTTTATGCGACCAAGCTGCACGTTTTTCTCCTTGATTGAAGGAGCAGCAGCGCTTGACTTCACTTCTGAAAGTTCAGTCTTGATGCTGCTGAGTTCGGTGGCCTTGCTGATGTTGTCAGCCTCCGACTTTGAGAGTTTGTTCAACAACTCACTGTTTTGACCTTCGAGGGCCGCAACACGTGAGCTGAGGCTCTCGATGGTTTGGATAAGATCAGCGGTGCTCATCTCTTCTTCGACTTCGACTTCCTTAATCTCTGCGATTTTGGTGTCCTCACCGATGACGATGATGCGACCGTCCTCTAGCGTATACTCCCCGGCCTGCAAAGGCATTGAAGTACCGCTCTCGTCTTTGGTGTACACGTCTGCACCCATGCCCCACTCGGCTGCACTTGTGAAAATCACAGTGCCATCTGCGAGCTTTCCTTCGATCTCCAGGTTCACTTCTTCTTCGTCGCCGAGGAAGATTTGCTTTGGATCGATGCTGAACTGGTGAAAGATGTCGCGTACTTTTTGCGCAATGGTTCCTTTCATTTGAATAATGTTTGAACTATTGACTCGTGTGCGTAACTTTTCCCTACAATGTAGCAAAAGAGTGACTACTTTGCATTCGATTAATAATTCCTCGGGTTAAGAGAACCTGGTTTGGTCCATAAAAGGGAGCGCTAACGAGTACTCCTTTTTTTTATGCGCTCAAGGCAGCCAGCAACGCTTCGACGAAGAGGTCCTCGTTTGTGCTGCTGAGCTCTGCAACCATGTGGTCGAAGATGCCCTCGATGCTGAAGCCTTTAACCTTGCCGAGCTTTACCTCCTCCCATAAGTCGTCATTTTGCACGTAGCTCCCAACCATCCAAGTCCCAACCGGAACATCGATGCCCAGGTGGACGCTCTTATCCTGCTCACTCTCTTTGTACCAGGTCTCAACAACGGTGCATCCTTTAACTGAATGCTCGTGCTCAAGCGTGTGGTTGTGGTGTAGATTTTTCAGCATGAACTGGTGAGCGCATTTGTATACGGTCTCCTTTTCAAAATATATGTAGTACTCTTCACCAGTTTTTTTGTCGATCCGTAGGATGTACTTCTCCGGTATAAGAGCCGGACCATAAAGCATGCGGCGCTCCTCGCTGACGGCGCTGAGCTTAACTTCGTTTAGCGCGACCCAGTTGGTTTCGATAGCCGGAAACTCTACAAGGCTGATGGCCTGCACCCCGAGCTTCATGTTATCGTCAATCACGCATTTCATAACTTTCTTTTTTTCCATTTTTGACGGTTTTTCGTGTGTGTATATTGGTGGCGGTTAATCCTTAGCAGATAGCAGCAAAGGTGTGAGTGGGGGGCCGTCCTAACGAGGATGGCCCTTTTCATTTAAAGTCGGGCCAGCTCCTCTACGCGTTCCCGTGCGTTTGCAGCTTTCTCCACATCGCCAGAAAGCACATAAGCGCGAGGCGTTTGTTGATCCGGGCGGTTGTTCAGGAAGTCAAGCACCAGCGGATTAAAGGCCGGTGCCGTTGGCTCAGCTCCACCACCTCCTCCTCCAGCGTCCGGTATGTTTGAGCTATCGGGCGGTGAGGTACTTTCAAACTGCGTGTTTTTAATCTTGGCTATTTGAAGTGCCCCGGCGGCAGCAGCAGCAGCCGCAGCGATTGCGCCCCGAAACACACTGGTAGGGTCACCTACTATTAGCTGTGAACCAAAAGCCGTTACTGCTGATGCCGCTGTGTTAATTATAGCCGAGGCAATTTGCATTTTTTTGTTTTTTTCAAACGCCTTTCTCTGTTCTGCTTCGACAATATTTCGACGCTTAATCAAGTCGGCACGCTGCTGAGCTGTTCTCGCGTCTTCAATCTGTTTGTCGATCGTGCTCAGTTTTTCTCCCAGCTCGGCGCTCTTGGCTTCGTTTAAAGAGGTAAGTGCGTCCAATGCTTGCGAAGCAGTGTCGGCCCACATCTGAACTGTGTCAAAGGCAGCTTTTATACGAGCCTCTTTCTGCTTGTTGGCGAACTCTTCTTCAAGTGCTGCGGTGTCTTCACCATACTTTTTAGCCAGTTCGATGCGTGCCTCATAGTCTGCTTTGATGCCAGCGAGTTCATTGGCGAGAGCTTGTTGCCTTGTGGTAAGCCCGGCGGTCTGCGCAACAAGAACAGCCTGCTGTCTTTCCTTCTCTTTCTCGACGTCCTCCTGTGCGTACTTGTCGGTGATGGCTTTGCGCTTCGCTTCCCATTCGGCACGGAGTGCGCTGGCATCCTGTTCTGCATCTTCGAGTTGTGTTATCTTCTCAAAGTACACCTCTCCCAGCGCATCCAGTTCCTGTTGCTGTGCACTTTTTTGAGCGGTGAGGTTCTCCTCCACTAATCCATCCACAACTGCCTGCTGCTCCTCCTGTGCCTGCTTAGTCATTTCGATAAGCATCTGGGCATACTTCTGGCGAATGGCCAACTCCTCCTTTCCCTGCAGCTCGACGATCTGAGCCGTGTCGACCTTTGCTTTTTCTGCTTGCTCTTTAAGAGCCTTGTACTTTGCTGCAACCGCAGCAAGCTCCTGTTCTTGTGCTGTTTTTGTTGAAAGTGTCAGTTGATCCTGTGCCTCCTTAATAGCAGCGCCAACCGCTTCTTGCTCAGCAATCAAAGCCTCCCTTTTAGCTTTCGCACTTTCGCCAGCTGATTTTGCAGCATCGCGGTCCGTCTCGGCAAACCCATCACGTAGTTCTTTGACCTTCACGGCAAACACCTCACCGAGCTTGTCAAAATCCTCTGCGCTTGCACCCAGCTTTTTAAGCTCCTCCTCCTGTTTTACATACTCGCGAGTTAGTAGAGCCTCGGCCTTGGCCCGGTCATCCAGATTGCGAAGCTCAAATTCCTCTTGCAATGTTATGCGTCGAGCGTTCAAAGCATTGATGGCCTCCACCTTTATCAGTTCCCGGTCCACTTCCTGCTCTCGGTACTTCTGGCGAAGCTCAGCCAGCTCATCTTCTTGTTCTTTGCTCAACCCATACAAGGTCCTTTGCTGCTCGACGAGCTTGTTAATCTTTAACTTTGTCGCTGCCAGGTCCTCCTCGTTAGACTTGAGTTTGAGCTTAGTTAATTTTTCAGTGTCATCAGCAGCCTGAGCAAATGCCAAGCGCTCATTGTTTTTTCGGCGCTCGGTGTACTTGTCCACCTCTTTGTTGAACTTGTCAACGTCCGCACGCTCTGAATCCAGAAACGCTTTCACCGCAAACCCAATGGCGACAATGGCAGCAGCGATGGCAAAGATTGGATTAGCCATCAGTGCCTTACCAAGAGAATTGAAAGCGCCTCCCAGACCCTTGACACCATCTATGATTCCCTTTAAAGAGAAGTTTTTAATGTTCCCGGCGACGTTTCGGATGTCCTGATTCAATCCGTCAAAGTCCAAGTTCTCTAAACGAAACTGTAACCCGCCAGCAATGTTGCTCAGGTTCTCAAGAGGTGGTCCTGCGTTTTGCCCGGCACTCTCTGCGATGTCTTTCAGTTGATCGTTAACCTCCCCAAGTCGCTGCGTGAGCTGCGTGTACTTTTGAATGCCGAGCGCTTCCTGTCCAGCAAGCAAAGCCTTTTTGAGCTCTCGCTGTTCTTGCTTTAAGTTAGCGGTCTTCGGAACCAGGTCCTCAAGACTCCCACCGAGCTTTTTGTACTGCTCGCTCAGTTCTTTATACTGGTCGCTCTTGACATCGGTGTTCTGGAGCTGCTCGCGTAACTTGGCAAGCTGCTCGGTGACGTCCTCAGTATTCGATGCGACTTTCTTTTCGGCATTGGCTACCGCTTCCAGTCCTTTGGCGACGTCGTTGAGCGTGCCAATGGTCCCGTCTGCTTTGGTTTCGAGTTCGATTACATATTTCTTTGCCATTCTATGCGATTATTAAATAAGCGATTAACGAAAGCAGTGCCCAAGCTGCTACTACAATACTCCACCTCACCAGGTAGAAAAGAACCATGCGTCGACCTTTCAGATGGCGCTGGCCGGTGTTGGTTTTATAACCTGCTTTGATCAGCTGTAGTAGTGGGGTGATAGAATTGTGCGTCATGCTATTTTCGTTTGTTGGTATGTTAATGATGCGGTGATGATTGTGCTCAGAGGGTACGTGCCTCCTGTTGATTTGAGCCCTATACGATGCTCGTCTGTATTGGTAGTCGTGTCAATGTCGACGCCAAAAGTATGACCACCATAAACGCCGTTTTCACTTACGGCGGTGACGCCAGCATATAAAGCAATGCCTCCTGTTTTTAAAAGTGTAAAGTTCACCTGCGAACCGTAGTAAATTGCAAGAGAGTCGTCTATCAGCATAAGATTTAGCATGCAA